TTATTATTATTGTTAGCATTAAGCTTTGTAATAGGGTTATTTGTTATTAAATTAACAATGTCGAGAGAAGTCATATTTATACTATAATAATGTAATTAGTCTTTAAATCGTTGTTGTTGTTTATATAATTTAGAAGCAAGATTATGGAAGCAACGCCTTACCATTTAGTTTTGCGCACATTAATTTTAGGGCCCTTCTTTTTATCTCTCGTATTAGGGTCATACATCTCTTCGTCGTCGTCGGAGTCCATATTTTTACTTATTTCCCAGAATTCTTTTGAGCCGAGTTTGAATGTTTTATGATGTTCTGCCTTATACCAATAAATTTGGTCGTGTAATTTATTCGATTTGGCGTTATTATTGATGACTAAACACTCATAATTTTCCGTGCATTGGTCCATTACCTGACAAAAACTCTCAAAGGTTGGAAACATACCTGCATAGTTTTCATAAATACGCCGCCTATTTGCTATATATGGCTCGCGCAATATAAAAACGTAGTCGATATTCGTGCGCAAATTTGGAGGAATACCTAAAGGATATTGCATTGTTATGACCAACATCACTTTCCAGTGCCGACCATTCATAAATAGGAGACGCATCATCTTATCTTTCGTCCAGCTTCCATCATATAAGCAATCATCCAATATAACAAATGCTCGCGGATCAATATTCGATTTTTTATAAACTTCGACTTCCTTTTTTATCTGCTTCATTACCGTCTTCTGCCTTTTCAATATGTTTTCAATAATAGCGGTATTGTATTCATCGTGAATAAATAATTTGGGTACATGCTCCGCATAAAAACCGTTGCCTGCTTCTGTTCCACTGATTACTGTCCCTATAGGAATATCTTGATGATAATATAGCAAATCTCGCACTAAATAAGTTTTACCGGTATCGCGCCGCCCTATTAATACAATAACAGGTCCTTTATTTTCATCTGGTCTAAAACTTATAGATTTAATGTCAAATTTTTTCAATTCTAGTGTCATTACTAAATAATTTATATTTATTGGCTATATTTAATAGTTTGCTATTTAAACTTAATAATTTGCCTTATTTAAACTTTATACTTTTTCTTATTTAAACTTTATAGTTTAATATATTTATTTGTGTTATAAATTAAAAAAATAAGTATTTCTTATTTATTAAATGGAAATAAACTATAAAAAAAATAACAATAAACAGCTATTTGAGAACTTTAACAATAGTGAGTTATTAGATATAGAAAGTTCGCAAAACTATTTTCCATTATATAATAATTTTTTTAACTTAAACAATACTAATTATAATGCTATTAATTTGAATAATAAGTATAGTTTAGAATTAATTTTAGAAAAAATTAATTATAACAAATTTTTAGCAATAATTACAGATATATGCAATAATAAATCTAAAAAAGAGATTTTTATTAAATATAGCCCGCTTATTGATCCCGTAAAATATATGATAGGAAAATATGAAAATAATTATAATATATTAGAATTACCTAAATTTATAGATAAAGAAAATTTAGATGCAAAATCAATGGAATACATGAAAACTTATAAGAAAATATTGGATCCAAATAATTCCGCATATATTGATGGGTTTTTTTCATATTTATCAAGCTGTTTATTAAATAACTTTAATTTTTATAACGGTTTAGACTATTATGGGGCGTTTTTAGGAGTAAAAAATAAATTTAAATATAATGTTACAGAGGACTTGGAATATTTAAACGAATCGGATTATTTTCACAAGCACATAAACAATTTATTTGTTTTCGATGATAATGAAAAAATACTCAATTTATTTAATAATACTAAAAAAAATAAAAAAGCTTTAGTATTAGATAACTCAGAGATTGACCTAAACATTAGTGACCTAAACATTAGTGACCTAAACATTAGCGATTTAAGTGATATTCCTGATCCTGATTGTGAAGAAACACATAAAACCAATTTAGAGTTAACTTATGAAAATTTAGATATTTTAGTAAATAATAAAGTAAATAATACTAATAGCATTTCTAATACTAATACAGGAGTTAATACTACAAATTCTTCCGAAACATGTTCTTCTAGATCTTCAAATACTAATTTAACAGGATCAAGCAATAATGGTTCAGACGACGATGATGACGAGGATGATGACGACGAAAGCAGCGAAACGAGCTTCAATAGCGAAGAAATATTTTGCTCTATTCATAAAATACCTGTTAAAATGATAATATTAGAAAGTTGCGAAAATACATTAGATGATTATATAGTAAATAATAAAATAAAAGATAGCGAATGGGAGTCTATAATTATGCAAATATTATTTACATTAATTACATATCAGAAAGTGTTTGAATTTACCCACAACGATTTGCACACAAATAATATTGTATATGTGTCTACTCCAAAACAATATTTATATTATAAATATAACAACGCACACTATAAAGTCCCCACCTTTGGCAAAATATACAAAATAATCGATTTTGGAAGAGCCATTTACAAATTCAAAAATAAATTTATATGCAGTGACAGCTATTCGGAGGCAGGCGACGCAACTTCGCAGTATAATTGTGAGCCATATTTAAATAAAGACAAGCCAATTATTGGCCCAAATAGCAGCTTCGACTTATGCCGCCTAGGATGCAGCTTATTTGATTATTTTATTGAGGACTTGGACGACATCAAAAAATTAAAATCTCCTATCAAAAAAATCATGATTGAATGGGTTTTTGATGACAACAATAAAAATATATTGTATAAAAATAATGGAACAGAGAGATATCCTGACTTCAAATTATATAAAATGATTGCGCGGTCCGTTCATAAACACACTCCACAAAATGTATTACAAAAACCATTATTTGATAGCTATAAAGTACCAAAGAAAAGAATTAACAATATTCAAGAAATATTTAATATAGATCAATTACCTATTATGGTAAGCTAATTTTTTATAAGCGACGAAAAATTTATATATTATAAAAATAACTTTATATTATATAAATAAAGGACTTAAAGAGAAAAACGGATTAATGTCAAAAATCGGGGCTATTTGTAAAAGCAGATAAGGCGGCTTTTGACCCGCCTATCATGTTATTAAAATCTAATTGTTCAAATGCAAATAATGCAATGGACCCACACAAAAACACAATAAACCCGTCTTTAGTTATTGATTTTACTGGTATGTCATCCTTTGATATATACTTTGTATCTATAATCTTAAATAACACATACATAATACTTATTGCCAATGTAGGTATCACAAAATTCATTTAATTTATAAATATAAATGAATTTTATAATTATAACGAATTGATTTAAAACAATATTAATAAACTATTTTTAGCAACTTAGTGGCCTCTTAGCGGCCTCTCAACTCAGCTCAACTCCTCAATATCCAATGTTATACTTTCATTATCACTAACATCATGATTTAAATCTAATATATCTAAATCTAATTTGTCGGGATCATCACTCAAATTTTGAATATTAAGGTCAATTTGCGATTTATCTAGCTTGTCTATTTTGTCTAGCTTTAACTTGAAATTACTTTCCGACTCCGTTTCAGAATTGTAATCATTCGCATTTGCATTATTGCTTTCATCTGTTTCTAAAACTTTAGGATCCAACTTTTTAATATTGCTATTTGCACTTGTTACATTGTCCTCATTTAAATCCTTGTTTGCATTCAAAATCGTATTTTTTAAGTTAATCTTACTCTCTTCTCTCAATTTATTTGCCGTATCTTGCTTAATTTTCTCTAATTCCTTCTTTTCTTTTGCTTTCTTGCTTTTTTCTAATGCCTCTTTATCCGTTATTACTTCCTTTTTCTCCTCTACTTCAACATCGGTTTCCAATGTTTCGTCCAAATACATTTGTAATATATGCTCAATCGGTATACTCTCTCTAATTGTATTTAAAATACACTCCTTTATTATTATTTCTAACTCCCTATTGTTTTTTTGAACTTGCAGAGGCTTTAAATTCTTTTCAAATAAATAAATATTTACATATACCTTTCGCGCTACATTTATATACGTCTTATGTATAAATTTATGCAGGTCTGGTATATCAATATTTATTTTTTTTTGCTTTAAACCTACACGTGTTGAGGTTAGTGCTTTCAATTGTGTAATGTGCACACATGTTATTAAATCTTCTAAATAATTACACGCGCTAGACGTAATTATACGCTGTTTCTCATTTTCAACAATCTCTGAACTCCACTTTGGAATATTGTTTAAAAAATTTTGAAATGTCATTAAATATTTTGTTTCTTCGCTGTTTTCTAAACATACATCATAGGCTTCTGTAAATATTGACCTTAGACCTTCAATTACACATGGAGTTAATGTGTTTGTTAATCGCGCACACCACTCATTTTTAGATTCGATTATTGTTGAAAGATTAAAATCATCCATTTTTATAATCTAAAATTTTATTTTAAATAATTAATTTTAACTAAATGTATTTTATCTAAATGTATTTTATCTAAATGTATTTTAACTAAATGTATTTTAACTAAATGTATTTTATTTAACATTTTAATTATTACGCTAGTTAATTAACATAATTAAAAAGCTAATTTAGTTAGCATTTAATGCCGAAAAATCAATAACTAGTGCATTGCTATAAAAATATAATATTATGTATATTAAATATTCTTCTACGCGTACTTCTCTCTTATATATATTGAAAAAAAACAAAAATTTATTATAATCTGTCTTGAAATTTGACCTAGCTGTAAAGTAATCTAATAAATTATTTGCACTTATGCCTTTATTATATATTAATGAACTATAGTCTAATAATAACACATTTTTATTATAATCATTGTTGCTTTCATTAGTGTTAGCGTTCTCATTAGCGTTAGCGTTCTCATTAGCGTTAGCGTTCTCATTAGCGTTAGCGTTAGCGTACTCATTAGCGTTAGCGTACTCATTTTTTAGTGTTTCTAGCTTACTATCTAAAATTTTAATAAGTAATGAAAGCTTATTATTAAATTTGGTGCTATTGCTATTGCT